ACACCTGCCACACGCAAATTCTGGTTGAAGAATGTGTACAACACATCACCAGGTTTGCTCAAGCCAGGTTGTCCTGCAACAAAACTATCAATAGCAGCCTTGTTTTGTTTGATAAAAGATTCAGTGTGTTTAAGACCTTCATCGTCAACTTTGGGGGCATGTTCCACATAAGTTGTTCCTTGCACAATCACATCTGGTTTAGACAACTTTTCTGCATTGGGATAACGGGTTTCGTCTGCACCAATGTGTGTGTAGTAACCAGTTGCAGCGACCATTAATTTTGCCTTGCCGATACGGGTACCCAATGCGCTTTTGGCTGGTATGTGGAAACTTGTTATGTTTGGAGTAAAGTCGTACTCGTTTGTGCTGGGATTTAAAACAGCTGGTTGTATTGGACTAAACAATATACCGCCTTCAATGTATCCTTTTTTAGGACTGATCTTTTCAAAGTAAGGCCACAACTGAGCCAAGCCAACTGCAAAGTCTTGACGTTGCTGTTCTTGACCAGGTTGTGTATTGCCTGTGCCTAATATGAATTGTGACACATCGTCTGGATCGTTCATCATGGTGCGCACACCGGATTTGGTTTCAGTAGTGCCACGCTTTACATAATCCCAGGCATTCTTTGGAAACATGTGAAATTTACCGTGTTCATCTCTACCCCAGTATATTACTGGACTGCCGTCCCATTTTAGTTCAATACTGCCGCCTTTACTGGTCATATGACGCAGGCGTTCAACTGCATGTAATCCACCAGTGCTACCATTTGTAAATACCAAGTCTTCAATGTGCTGGTATTTGCGTCCCACAGCAGGTGCTGAAGCTTCTAATAACGGTGTGGCTGGACCGCGTAATGGAGTAGCTGCCCAACTTGATCCAGTAGTTGCAGCATCATGTACTTGTTGTTTTAATGCAGGATCTTTAATTGCTGACATGATGCTTTCTGCACTGCCAAGATCAGCACCAGTGTGTCCAGGCCCCAACAACAAACTGGCTATTTCATCCCATTCGTCGGATAACAGTTCTGCTTTCTTTCTGTTGGCATCTCTTGCATATAAACCTTCGTCTGGCGACCACAACATGTTCTTGGCACTGGCCAGTGCGCTCATTACCACTTGTTTGTGTACACCTTTGTACGGACTACCGCGTGGAATAATGTGTTGATGAAACTTAGATACTTTTTCAGCTTTACGAACAACTTTGATATCGCATTGATAAAATTGTCCTTCGTATGGGAATTTGATGTGTACAGTTACACCAGCTTTGTAAGTTGCTGGAACTCCGTTGTCTAGCAAAAACTGTTCCAATGCCTGTCGAGCTGCTTTGTCGTCTTCTGGTAATTTTTTAGTAGCTGGAATTTTAAAAAACTGTTTGACTTGATCCATGTCAACACTGACGTCCAAGTCACCAGTTTTGTGTTCAGGCTCTGGATCTTGATTAGCACCACTGCCTTGTAAATGCAAAGGCAAACCAGCATCTTTCAAGTAGGAGTTGACCTCGGCCAACAATGCTTGCACCATGTCTGGTGTAGGATAAAAATCAACAGTTTCAGGCCAGATGTTACCACCGCCCTCTAATAGAGATTTTTTAGAATTAACAAATAGTTCACGTAGTAACATAGTTAATCCTTGTACTTTCCATCACTCATGTGTTCTTTGAATTCTTCGTGTAATTTTCCGCAAATTTTTTCGCATAACTTGTTGTCAATTTCGTCATCTAATTCACGAATAGGGAATTTTTTAATGTACAGTTTGTAGCTGCTTTCTACTGCTGGTTTGAATACATTTTTGGTTGTGGGACTTTTGCTCTTGGCCTTGTCTAAACAATTGGCAAGAACAGGATACAAATGACGGCGATACACATCGTCATCGTTGTGCATGAAATGCATCAAATCTTCTGCTAGGTCAAAATTGATTTCGCGCTTGTCGCCTTTTTTATCAATAAACTCTTCGCTGTCGAAATTTGTACCTTCTAATAGTTCTTTTATGCGCATTTTTAAACCCGTAATTTTGTATCAGCAGATGACTCTGCGGCTAGAGTATTTATCGCTTTTACAAACAACAAGCTATGCTTTGATGATGCGCTCAACTTTGGAAATAGACCCGCCTAGGTGCATTTTAGCCATCAGCAAGTTGTTGTCACCTGTGATATAGAAGTGTGTGCCGCCCCAACTGCGCGGTTTGCCTAAGTCACGAATGCAACTCTTTGTCAACTTGCACTTTTTGTTAGTGCTGGCCCAGGCTATAAACGCAGTGTTTTCTTGTAAAGTTTTGCCCAATGTGACTCTGTAATCAAAGTTCATCTTGGGCATGATAACAGTATCGTTGGTTAAAGAACTGTTTTTTGGAGGAACACAAATGTATTTTACATTGGCCGGCTCCAACTTGGCCAGCATGTCTATATCTTTTTTACTGTTGGAATAGATACTGACCCATGGACTTTCTACCCTGAGTTCAATGTTTGCTATCTTGCCCAGGGCAGTGAGCAGTTTAAAGGCATAATCCAAATCTTCTTGAGTTTTGATAAAGTTGCTTCGCCAGTTTGATTTCTTTGATGTAATATCGATCTCAGACAGCTTGGCAAGTACGTCACTCAAGTCATTGCTACGAAAGAAATGTGCGCCAGCACATACCAGTACTATTTTATACTGGTATGTGTTACGGAACAGCTTTCTTGTAGTTTTATACAGCATTTTCTTCAATGACTATACTAGTAGATCCGCCTGCCAACAACGGAACTTTGGATTCCTTGGGCGTAGCCACTATCACAATCTGATCTGCATTGATTGTAATAGATGCTGTGCCTCCGTTCTTCAAAGCACCAAACAACATCATTTTAGCAAGATTGCGTTTGATTTCTTTATCGATGACACGCTGTAATGGACGAGCACCCATCTTGCTATCAAAGCCTTTTTCAATCAACCAGTTGGTTGCTTCTTTGTTAATTTTAACTTTGATGTTTTTATCTTTAACCTGTGCTTTGAGTTCGTCAACAAACTTGTTAACAATCTTGACCATTGTTTCTTTTGCCAGCTTGTTGAATGTAATGATGCCATCCAATCGATTGCGGAATTCAGGTGTAAAGAACTTTTTGAGGTCTTTGTCGCTGTAGTCTTTTTCCTGAGCACCAAAGCCAATTGCGTTCTTTTCTGCTTCACTGGCACCGGCATTGGTAGTGAGAATAAGAATCAAATTGCGGCAATCTGCTTGCTTTCCATTTGAACCAGTAATAAAACCATTGTCCATCATCTGCAACAAAACTGTGCTAACGTCTGGATGTGATTTTTCTACTTCGTCAAACAACAAAACAGCATTGGGATTTTCTTGAATCTGCGTGATCAATAGACCTGCATTTTCTTCAAAACCCACATAACCTGGAGGACTACCGATCAGCTTGGAGATGCTATGCTTCTCTTGGTATTCTGACATGTCAAAACGTAGTAGTTTAACACCCAAGTGCTTGCTCAGCGCCTTGGCAGTTTCGGTCTTACCGCAACCAGTTGGCCCCATGAATACAAATGATCCAATGGGTTTGTTTTCACTCTTTAGTCCAGCTTGCGCAACAATGATCTTGTCCACAACTTCTGTAAGAGCTAGGTCTTGTCCGTAAACTTCTTCTTGCAAGTTGTCTTGCAAACTGGCCAAGTTACTTGATTCAGTCTCCATGATCTTTTCTTCTGGCATTTGGATCATCTTGGCAAGCTCGAACTGAATTTCACGCTCGCCGATAATTCGTTCGTCTGCAAGTTTTAGATTGAAACGACTGCAAGCCACATCGATTAAGTCAATGGCTTTATCTGGAAGTTTCTTGTCTGTCTGATACTTGACACTCAACTTGACAGCCGCATGTAACGCATCGTCACGAATCTTGACATTGTGAAATCCTTCGTAATATTTCTTGATACCTTTGAGGATACTGATAGTCATTTCTTGAGTAGGCTCGTCAACAGTGATGCGTTGGAAACGGCGCATCAGCGCACGATCCTTTTCAAAGTGTTTGCGATATTCTTCCCAGGTAGTCGATGCCACAACTTTGATGTTGCCTTTGCTTAGAGCCGGTTTCATCATGTTAGCGAGATCGTTAGCTGAATTGCTAGCAGATCCTGCGCCAGAGATCATGTGTGCCTCGTCGATGAACAGCACCGTCTTGCCTTTCTTTTGCAAGGCCTTGATAACCAGTTTAAAGCGTTCTTCAAAGTCTCCGCGATATTTGCTACCAGCCAGCATGGCACTGATGTCCAGGCTATAAACTTTGTATTCTTTAAGAAAATCCGGAACAGCACCATTAACAATATTAAACGCAAGACCTTCTGCTATGGCAGTTTTTCCTACGCCAGGATCTCCAACTAAGATTACATTGTTTTTGCTACGACGACCCAATGCTAGAGCAATATTCTCCAGCTCATCAATACGGCCAATAACTGGGTCAATCTTTTTCTTAACAACTTGATCGTTCAAGTTAGTAGTAAATGCGTTCAATGCTTTGTCCCCTTGGTTGTCTTGAGGACCTTCAGTTTCTGATTCTTCAACATTGTTGTTGATGTAATCGGCAAACTTGTCTTTTTCAATATTTGCTTTGGCAATGTAGTATTGACTCCAACTGCGTTTCTCACCAAACATGCTTAAGAAAATGTCAGTTGGTTCAATCTGTTGACGCCCGTTAAACAGTACCTGCGTGAACGCACGATTGAGCACACGCTCGACTGCTTGAGTCTTTTTTGGTTTAACTACCACATCTGTAACAGTTATTTCTGCACATTTATTTTGCAAATAGTCTGTCAAATCGTTTTTTAAGTCGTCGGCATTGGCACCAAATCCTTGGATAACACTGCGAAACCCTTCGTCTGCAAGCATGGCAAACAACAAGTGTTCTATTGTTAAGTATTCGTGATGTAGTTTTTTGGCAGTATCGATTGCTTTTTCAAATACTGCTTGTGTGTTATCACTGGGTTCAACCATTATATTTCCTCTTCTTTAATAATTTCTTTTTTATCATTGCCAATTTTAACGGGCTAATGTATTCTGTATAGCATACCCCGTCTAGGTGATCCAGTTCATGTTGAAAACATCTTGAATCCATTCCAGTTAGTTCTATTATACGCTTATTTCCGTCTCTGTCAATGTATCCGGCGGTAATATTCTTGTGACGAGGAACTTCAAAGAATAGCTCGGGAAAGCTCAAACAACCTTCCAATCCTTTGACCATGTTGTTATCTCCGTGCAATATATACGGATTAAACATGCAAAATGGGATTTGGTCTTTGAGATGTATTGCAAAAACTCGTTTGAGTAGGCCCACTTGGTTTGCGGCTAACCCGATGCCACGGCTTTCTACCATGAGTTGAACCATGTCAATCTCAAGGTCTCTGGCACCAGTATCGGTTTCAAAGTCCCAGCGCACAGCTTTCTGCTTTAATATTGGATTAGGACTTTTTATTAATTGCATCGTTCAGTCGTCTCAATTCTGCCACTAACAACGGGTCGGTAACTCTAGGAGTTTTGATATTGACTACGCCAACAAATCTTCCTTTCATACCATTATTTACATTCGGAAACCCATGTCCGTTACTTGAGAATTCAACGCCTGTTTCAACACCTGCTCTAATTTCCATATCTAAACTAACACCTGACAATGAATTGATTTGTTTTTTAGTTCCTATCATGGCTTCTATAGGAGTAATATCTATACTGGTATACAAATCGTCACCACGGCGTTCGTAGTTAGGGTCTGGTTGTACTAGAATCGTAACATTGAGATTGCCACGTGGAGCGCCTTGAATACTGTCATCTCCAAGCCCACTATATCGTATGGTGTCTCCGTGTGTAATACCAGCTGGCACATTGATAACAACATTTTGATTGCGCCCGCTGGGCAATCTATAATTTGCTTCTAATTGTTTCCCATGGTAACTGTCAATAAATGAAACAGTGCATTGAATGTTCAAGTCTCGATTTCGACGAATGTGGGCACCGCGCATGTGACCAAAAATGTCACCAAATGGATTCTGTTGACCAAACATGTTTCCAAACGGATCAAACCCACCGCCAGTATTAAAGTGAAACTGCGGGCCACTGCCAAACTGTCTTTGTTGGTCGTATTCAGCTTTCTTTTGCGGGTCGCTTAGATTTTCATAAGCAACACTGATATCTTTGAATTTGGCTTGATCTCCGCCCTTGTCTGGGTGATGTTTATTAGCCAAGCTTCGATATGCTTTTTTAATTTCATCGGGTCCGGCGTTCTCGCCAATACCTAGTGTTTGGTAATAATCAGTCATAGTCGTAAAAAAGGCTCCATAATAGTATTAATTATACTATTTTAAATGGAGCCTGTCAAGATTTTGATTTACTTTTTCTTACCGTCTGGAACTTTATCGCCTTCAACTTTTTTATGAGTTTTGATTTTTTTACAATCTTGGGCTTGCTTGCCGGTCTTTTTGTCCATTACAGCCTTGCCTGCTTTGTCCACTTTTGGTGTGCAAACTTCTTTAACTACTGCTTCAGCTTGAGCAGTACCTACTAGTGCTAAACTTGTTAATAATGCAAATAATAATTTCATAATGTTTTTCCTTTAAATTGCTGGTTGATCAGCATCTGGTACAATCTTCTTGCCACTTGCTGTTACGGCTGGAGTCGTTGACGCTCCAAATCCTGCACTGCTATTAAAGCCGCTAGATGCGATTGGTGTGGTACCCCAGCTGGGTGCTGGTGTAAAACTTGTGCTGGCTGCTGGTGCGCTGAATCCTGACGCAGGTGCGCTAGGTGCTGCTGGCACGCTTGCAAATCCTGTTGCTGGTGCTGGTGTTTGTGCTCCGCCATTGTTTGCTCCGTTTAGTTTTTCTTGTGTACGACCAAATGCCGCAATACCAAGGACTGCACCCATTGCAATATGGAATAAACCAGCACCTTGCAAAGTCAATGGATTCCATTGTGTGATGGCAGTGTGTGTTACTGTTTGCAACAAACTCCATAGTATTGGGAATACAATCATGTCAAAGGTACATACCAACATGTACATCCAACCCATCATTGGCCGCCATTTTGAATTCATCCAATCTTCTTTTTTCTTTTCACTTTCGCTTTTAACTTCTTCTGACATAGTGTTCGCTCCTAGGTGTGTTTGTTATTTTAGAACCACAAGAATAAGCCATTCAGGCTTAATAGTACTCCAACTCCTGCTACTGCAAAACTGCCCCAGAACATGGCCATACTAACTGCAAGAATACTTGCTGATAGCACAACAATGGCTAGTTGGTATGCTGTACTTGCATATCCAATCCATGGACTAGACTTTTTAGCTTCTTCACGCACAGCTTCCATCTCTCTTGCTTTGACAGCAATTTCTTTCTTATCACTATCCATGCGCTCTTTCTCAGCTTGGAATTCTGCTTTTAATTTTGGATCGTTAGTTGTCTTGGCGGCAATTTCATATGTAACGCCACGACCTGCTTTGGCTTGATACTGTGCCCATGTGTTGTTGGCACCCAATGTGTTGTTTAACACTGTGCTGGACAATTTGCCGCCGTACCATGCGTTAACTGCTAACAACAGAGCAAAGATAGAGATAACCATGCCTGCTTTGTCTTTTAGTTTGGCTTCGCGCTCTGAACGTGAGCCAACTGGTGGCTTTGGTGCGTCCGGATCTTTTGGTTGTTTGTTTACTAAATTTAATACTGAATCTATCAATGCCATGCTCGCTCCTGCTATAATGTACTATTATTTAACTGATTCGAAGATTTTCTTCTGTTCTTTGTACCATTCTTGCCATGCTTCTAGTTTGGCTGCGTTTTCGTGGCAGCTTCCGTAGTTTTCAACAACTCTGTCGAGGAGTTGACTGGCTTTAATTTCGCTGGGGGTTCCATCAGTTGCGGCGGCACGTCCGGCCACTTCATTACGACTGGCGCTGTCGTGCAAGCTGACAGTAGACTTAGGCA